CAAAGCTTTCCCTTTCAACCTTTTGAAACTTTTCTATTTGAAAACAATCCATTTTAACACATGAAATTCAGTCCCCACGATGGAAGAACCGATACCACCCTTTGACTCAAAGGCAGATCAGTTAGAGTTTCTGCTCACTAGATTCAACCTAGTCGACGAAACCCGGAATCTACAACCGTTTGCGTATGAACCTCGATCAACCTCGAGTGGCGCACGAGTTCCGACTCTCATCACTGTCAACACTCAGCAAACCCTTGCCGAGTTAATCAAGCATAACCTGCTCGATCATGACAAAGCACTGCACTCTATCGGTAATTACCGACGCAGTACGACTGACACATATGATTCAGAAACATTCTTTCTGAACTATGACGTTCCTCAATTTGACATTGAAGACGACGACCTTCTAGAACAAGCACTCAATGCTGTCGCTGACCACTTCCGCCCTAAGCAGAAGATACGTCCCGTACACTTTTGTGACCTCAAGGAATACCCTTGGAACTTGTCCACCTCGGCCGAACGCCCTTATACCAATAACTTTCGTCTGAAGAAACACATAAACACTCTTTATGATTACGGTCTTCTACCTAATGCCAAAATGTCTTTCCACAATCTATTCAACTGGATATTCGGAAAAGAACGAACGCGCATGCACCAAATCAAAGAAGGAAAACCTCCTGGCTATGATTATATTGTCATGCACCAGAAAACAGCCTTAGTCGAAAAGAACGACCCGAACAAAGTTCGAAGTGTCTTCGGAGTACCCAAACTACTCATCTTCGCTGAAGCAATGTTCTTCTGGCCCTTATTTCGCGAGTACTTAGATGAAGGAAGATCTCCTTTACTCTGGGGCTACGAAACCCTCAACGGCGGATGGCTTAAGCTATCTACCGAAGTGCACTCCAACGGCCTTCAGGCTAACACCTGGGGAAGCATCGATTGGAAGAGTTTTGATATGCGCTTTTACTTCTGGTTACGTCGAAAGATGAAACTGAAGCAACGCGAATATTTTGACTTCAACTCTGGTTACATCCCAACCGGTGACTACACCGCTGAAAAGATGCAACATGAAGCTGAAAGCTTAAACTCAAACCGCACCACACCACAAAGCGAACGGATCCAACGGATCTGGGACTACACACTCGACGCTGTCGAAGATAGTCCGTGCATCTTGCCATCTGGCAGGGTATACAAACGCAAATTTGCTGGCCAACCATCCGGCATTTTCACCACCCAGTTTGACGATTCATTCTACAATGCAATCATCACTCTCACCACTCTACTAGAAATGGGATACTCGATCAGAGACCTATTCTACAAGACACTCGGAGACGACATTTTGTTCCTCCTCCTGTGCCTGGTTCCACCTTCCGAACACGAAGCCTGGTTAACCAGATTTTCAACAATAGCAAAACGACGCTTCAACGCTATCGTTAGCTTAAAGAAGACTAAAGTAGGCAACGGCATCCACCGAGCCTCAGTCCTCTCTTATATCAACATCTACGGCCTACCTTACCGTGATGACTCACAGTTGTTAGCTCAACTGATGTACACCAAAGGATACCTTGATACACCATCAAGAGCCATGGCCCGCGCCATTGGCATTGCCTTTGCTGCTGGTCCTTTCAACCACAACGTATACCGTTGTTGCAAGGCCATCTACACACACTACCACCAACTCGGGTTTACACCAAACTCGAAAGAACTACTATGGATGGAGCACGCTCACCTCCTCGGCCCATTCCAAGCAGTCACACTTGATGCGTTCCCAACCCGCATCGAAGTTCATCGACGCCTGACTCAGATACCTCACAGATCTAGAGCAGATGCAGAACGATACTGGAAGAGTTTCCACTTCCAAACACAATACTAGTTTTAGTTAACGCTTTTTACTATCCTAAAAACGCTAGACTCCTGTAGCAACACTACTGGTTTTATCAAACCAATTACACCCAAGCCCTACCGGGAA